GTGTTGCTGTACGGACGTTGGTACTGTGGGGAGTCTTTTTCTTTTATTGGTTTCGGCTGCATTAACTTATATAGACCATAAGCACCAGCCGCTGTTGTGTATGGGTTTTCGTTAGCAAACGCTTTTATGTTTGCCCAGTTTGGTTTGCTTAATAATGTTTTTAAATCCCCAAATACGTCACCGGTCATGCCAGATTTATTGGCTACTTGTGCGCCCCCTTCGGTAACAACATTTGACGCTGCGCCTGTTGAATTTGGTGTAACTAATTTATACCCCTCAGGTGTTACATTATTAACAAGTGCAGTATTGACAGGTTCAGTCACCACCTCAGCAACAGGGGGAGGGGCAACAGGATTAGTAAACGCAGGATCAGTAAAGTCTGGAAACGCATGTTTAGGTAAAGTTGGGCTACCAGCAGGAGGCAACGGAGTTGTAGGAGGTACAGGGACAGCACTAGCTGTTGGGATAGTTTGCGGGGTAAAAGCTTGGCTATTTAATATGCTTTTGTTTGTTAATTCTGAAAAAGTTGGTACTGTTGCTTGCGTACCTACAGCCGCTTGTTGTATAGCAGCCTGACTTGCATTAGAAGCCGCGAGATTAGCAGCTATTTCCGGAGACAGCGCCGCTGTAGTAGGCGCACTAAGTAAAGATGCTACCCCAGTAGGAGCGATACCAGCACCGAACGCACCGGGGGCAACAGCCCCACCAACAATACCGGGGAGGGACGCCCCACCAGCTAAAGCAGTACCCGCAGCAATACCACCAGCTAAAGCACTAGTAGCCCCCGCAACGGCCCCAGTCCCCAGCAAGGTTGCACCTGCCATAGTAGCAGTACTAGTACCTCCAGCCGCAATAGCCGCAGCCGTAACTGGATCGTTGTATAGACGTATGCCGTCTTGGCTATAACCATTAAATTTATTTGGTATTCTCATGCGTAATTACTCCTGTCGCAACGTAGTAGTATTGTACCGTTTTGTGCGCCGAATTTAATAAATCCTAACCTTTCGCAGAACCGTAGCCCAGCGTGGTTTTCCTCTTGTACTTGCGTTACCGCCCAGCCATATTTATCTACTACACCGCCAAGAATAGACCGAATATACGCCCGAATAGACCTTTTTGGTTTAACCCCATATCCTACATGAATTTCGTTACCTTTTAACAATACACCGCCAATTACTTGCCCATCTTCGGTAAGCGGTATTACTTCCCAATCTTTTAATGCTTCCAGATACTCAACCATACTAATTGTCAAGCGGTGCTTTACAGACTCATACACCATAATAAGGGCGCGGTCTTGAGGGGTCATGATGTTTTCATCTTTAAAACATTACCTGCTGACGTATCTACATACACATCACCCACACGAAGGTTAGCTAAATCTGCTGTTGTAGCAAAACTATAAATCTGGGATGTCCCTAGTGGCCTATTAAAAGTCATACCCGCAACTACTTGCGTAGTCCCCACATTTGCCGCAGACCCCGCAACCTGCCCGGGGTTATTAACTTGCGTGAAGTATTGGCGAAGAATATTATTAAGTTGATCTTGGTATTTTTGATCGTACTCAATAGGAGCGATTGGAAACGCTGGTATGCCTACAGCCATAATTATCTCCTACCATCAGGACGAACATTCATTCTAGGGGTGCCCAATTGCCATTGAGTACCTAACGTATTTGATTCCACTCTAAATGCCATTTGGCGACCACGTACTCGGGTATACACAAGTTCAGTAAACTGCTGTACGTTATACGTTTGTTGCCCTGCATACGATTGCGTAGACTGTACTGTTGGAGCATTTGCACTGCCGTAGTTTGAACCGGGGTTTTGTCTTGGTCGGACAATAAAGTCTACGCTAGGGTTTTGTGAAGTAGGCGTACTTGACCCATCAAACGTAATATCTGGCACAATCTGCCACACAAATCCATAGTTATGCCCGTCACCAATATCAAAGTCAGATGATTGGACATACGCTGAAATCGGCGAAGGTGGGTTAGTCTCACCGTTATCTACCGCTGCTTCATGATATACAAGCAAATTACTACCTGTAGCCGCCTGTGGGTACTCACGAAGAGGGCTGTCTAGCCATGCCGTACGGGTAAGAGTTCCGTAATACCAAACACGATCCAAGTAATTAAAAATTACATACCTATCAATAACATTACTGTTAGCAGAACAGTAGAACCACCATATTTCAGAATACCCTTCGTTTGTACCTGCAAAAAATTGAAACTCTTGGTTTCTGTTAATGTCGTTAAATACATATGTTCGCAAGGAACAAGGCAGCGTTTCTACTCTACCTGCGTAAACATAAAATTTATCTACGCCCATCCAGTACGTAACACCATTAGCCGTTGTCATAGCATTAGGTGAAGTAATAGATATATTATCCGCAAGTATGGTAAAACCAAATCCGTACGGTGGCCCGAGGTATTGCATAGAATAAAGCGCAACGTCTGTCCATACTAGAATTTCTTGGCGGGTTTGCAAAGCACCCACAATAAAGGAGCCAGAAGATAGACGATTAAATCCCGCTTGGCTTGTAGAAGCTACATCCCATGAAGTATAGTCTTCCACATCCGACCAACGAATAAGCATCGGGTCTAGCGTGGTTTCACCATAGTCATTACACCCAAAACAAATAGTAATACGACTTTGATCTGACATTAATATTTCATTAATTGCTGTCGGGACATCTGTCCCCGTTACTATCGTACCGCGAGTAGTATATGCAGGGGTTGTCGCTGCCCCCGGTGACCATTTATAAAGCCCGCCCCCGCGAGGGGAGAACAATAATGTTTCTCCAAAATTTGTTTGGCTCCATAAACGAAGCTGTAATGGGATTCCTGTTGTATAGCCATCCCCCCAACCACGAACAGGGTCTCCAGTGCTAGTTAATGGATTTTGCGGGTTAACAACAACACTTGAGCCGCCAGCAGAAGCAACTGTTTGTGTAGCATTAACCGTAGGTAATTGTCCGTTATTAAGTAGAAACGTAAAAGTATTTGCGTTAGTGACCGTTATGAATTTAACGCCATTAAGTAGTTCTAGGGGTACTCCACCAATTGATTTTGTAATATTTTTATTAACCCCAACTACTGATCCTGTACCCGTTACACCACTTAAGGTTATAGAACGCGCACCCGTATTTGTGCTAAAAGCGGTTTTAGTAACTGTGTTTACTGCCCCTGTACTGGTTACCCCACTTATACCTATAGAACGTGCTCCTGTATTGGCAGCATTAATACTGCATATACCTACCGCGCCTGTACCTGTTACACCACTTAAGGTTATATCAAGGGCACCACTTGCGTTCGCAATCCCACTAATAAGTACGTATGCAATAGAAGCCGTGCCTGTACCAGAGCCAACACCTGTGGCAGTAAAAGTAGGAGACAGCCCAGTAACTGTGGTGGACGCAGCGGTCATAGTGTTGTTAAGGTTATACGTGCCTATGCCCCCTGTGCCAGTACGGAAAGAAGTAATGTATGTGCCTGATGTTATGCCTGAACCTGAAATAAATGTGCCAACAGTTAAGGCTCCTGAAGTAACCGCAGTAACTGTAAGAATAGTGGTATCAACAGAGCCAGTAACCACCGCATTTTCTGTAGCTCCAATTAAAGTAAAGTCTGTATTGCCTAAAGACGTAATACGGTATTCCTGCCCAACAAAGAAAGAACCCGCTGTGGTTGTATATCCGTGGGATGTTTGCGTAACTGTTATAACGTTGCTGCCGCTTGTAGTAGCGATAGGGTTTGCACCCAGCGTAAATGATCTAGTGGGGCCGTTAGACCAAGGCCCAGCATCCCAACCTGTACCGACCGTGAAAATATCCCGACCTGTGTTTATTTGGTAGGCAATAGTTATTGTGGCAGCGGAGTTAGAACCGGACGCACTTGTGGCTAATGTAACAGTGTATGTAGTGCCGGACGTAACAGTCGCAATCTGATATTCGCCGTTTACATCAATCCCACCAATAGTCCCCGCGCCAGCTATAGTGACAAAGTCATTAACTTGCAAACCGGTTGCAGCGGTATCTGAAACAGTTAAAACCGTACCAGCAGCGGTAAGTGTTATTGTAGAAGCGGTAATTACAGGTGGGCCAGCAGAACCCGTATTGCCGTTAATTTCTTGTATTGGCGTTATATCGTAGTACTCGCCACCAGTATCTTGTACATAAAACTTTAAATTTGTGCCAATACCAAGTAAGTTATATTGCTTTAATGTAATCCAATTCCACAATGAACGGCACGTTCCAATAAAGGTTGAATACGACTGCGCAGCCCAACCACCAATTTTCTCAGGGTACCCAGAACGAAAACGTACTTTGTCCGACTCAAACCAACCGCCCTCATTGGCAAGTGTAGTACCTTCTCGGTTAACGCCGGGCCGAAATTGGAGTTTTTGTAATGGCATGAGGTGCCTTACGTCTTGATGATAAAGTTAATAGTTAAGTACGGCGGTAAGTTTTGATTAACACTTGATACACCGGCTGAAGCTACCGTTGTTGTAACATTAGCGGTTCCAGTGTTTACAGTGTTGGCGGTATTATCTCCAGTAGCATCGGTTGTTCCCGCCCCCGTTGCGCGGTTTAGAGTAACCCTACTTTGACCGGCTTGCGATTCTCTAAGAACGCCATCATGCCCGTGACCTGAATCGGAAGAAGTTGCCGTGTGGGTGTGGCTTGCAACAACAGTATCAGAAGTACCGCCTTTTACCCCGATGCCAACAAACGCAGTTAGTGTGATTGTGGTACTAGCCGCATTCTGCGCGGTACTAATTGTATAAGTGCCAGTGCCCCCAGTGCCAGTGCCAAGGTCTGTAATTTTTGTACCAGTAGTTATACCTGTACCAGCCAAAGCCTGTCCTATAGCCACAGTGCCAGTTCCCGTAGCAGTAACATTAAGTACTGTACTAGAGGAAGTTATAGTTCTTGAACCAATGGCGGAGGTTGGGGCTGGGCTAACCGTGTATGTACCAACGCCTCCAGTTGTTCCCGTAAGTTGATTTAATATAGTGCAGTTGGCTGGCACACTTGTACCGGTAATAATATCCCCTACGTATAATGTTCCTCGTAGGCTTCCCCCGGTAACTGCGGTTACAGTAAGCACCCCACCTGTACTTATCGACCCGGTAACTACTGCTCCAATAATTCCTGTTACTGATCCAGTAGTGGCGGCACTTGCGCCAAAAGGCATGCGGTTTATGTAGTTAGGTAAATTAAACGTTGTGCTACCGTTTCCAACGCCAAACGTAGTACTTATTACCCCAAACAAAGACGAATACGTTGTTCGTGAAATTGCCGAACCGTCGCACAATAACCACCCTGTAGGAGAGGACGCAGTAGGCCACATCATTAAGCCGCCAGTAGGAACCCCTCCAGCTATTGCGGTATCAACATATTGTTTAGTTGCGGCTTGTAAAGCCAACGTAGGGTCTGCGCCTAATGTAGTAGTCCCACCTATAGATAGGTTTCCATTTACTGCAAAATTCCCTCTAACCTGATTAGAAGCGTCTATACATACCGATCCATTGCAATAGATGTACGCTGTAGCCCCCGCAGGAAGCACGTATGCCGCACCGGCGGCTGTAGTATTGCCAATAGACGTACTTACATATATTGAACAAGTATAGGCACTGCTATTCCCTACAACATATAACTTAGATACGGGAGGAACATATACATTAAACGCACCGTTTGTTTGCGTATTTAAATTAAGTGCAGCGCATCTAGCTTCGTCTGCTACACCACTATAGGCGGTCAAAGCGTAGTTTGTTGATGTTGCTAAAACTGTGGCTGTACCAGAAATTGCATCCTCAAGCAACGTGCCTAGATTATTGTTGGTAGTATTGCCCCAAATACCGGACTGTTCGCCACTAGCAATAAGTTCAATACGTAGGTCGTTGGAGTAGGTACTTGCCATGTTAGTTCCCTAAATAGATTGCGCGTTCATCTTTACGGCGGTTTTCTAGTCCCTTTAAGACTTTACCCGCAGCTTTGCAATACTTTAAAAATTCTTCGGCGGCTCCTGCATGGTCGCCCCGGTTGTGTTTTTGTCGCAGAGTGCTGCGTTGTAGAGTACCTAAACCTACGTTAAAACTAAAGCTTACAAGAGCGTCAAGCCAGCTTTGATTATTAATAGCGCTAGGGCAATAACGCAAAACTCCCGCAACAAAACGATTAAGGTCTTTTGCAAGTATGGCATCTACTTCCTCCATTGTAAATACACGGTTCCAGCTTTCTGGGCAAGGCAAACTTAGTCTGTCTTCAAACGGCACCTTTGCATGATTCGCTTCGATTACATGCCCCACGCCGATTGTCCAAAGACGGGCAGGGCACCGGTAAGGTTTATTCCTTACCCCCTCATGATGCTTAATCATGTCAAGTGCTTTTTTGCTAATCATTTTCCAAACGCCCTACCGCCAAAATGGAACGCTATGATGCTGGCAAACAAAGCCTGAGTCTCGTCATCCCATAATTGTTCAGCTAACTGAACAAAATCTACCCCAGTTGTCAGCCCCTTGTAAGCTATCACAGCGTCGATACCGACTAGCAGAAAGAAAAACCCGTAAGTAATCACAGGGCGCACAGATGCGCGTAAGTCTTTCATCCATGTCGATGTGCCTTCAGAGAGCGCTGTATCGTGCGTGTATATAGCATTCATCTCCGCTTTTTGTGCGTCGATTAGCGAGACTTTCTCCGCAGATTGTGTCTGGGTCTTAATCTCGTCTAACTTAATTTCTTCAATGCGCTGCTGCGCAACATATCCTGCGGCGGCTAATTGTAGTTCGCGCTCGGTCTGCATTTGAGCCAGCTTTAACTCGTGAGACTTGTCTTGTCTGTCTTGGAAAAAGTCGAGTAGTTTAGGCAAACCACCCATTAAAAACGATAAAAACGTTGAAAGTAGTGTAAGCATTATTCCTGTACTCCTAATAGTATTTTGGCGCGTAGTTCACGCATTTTCTTTATTTCTTCCATCGCTGCAATTGTTGCGTTATTCATATCCATATACATGATCCCCATGATGGGAAGGGCCAAGATCAGCACAAAACACAAGACCACCACGGCGATGAGTAAGCTCCACGGTACGTCAGACTCATCCTTAGCATTATCATTAGCCATAGAAACCACAACGTTATGAACACCACCGCCACGATTGATGTTAACTGCTCCCTGATCTTTCTTTTTATACTTGCCCGTCGCCATGCTGCCACCTGCTGTTTTACTGTTTCTTGCCGCTGTACTTCAGCGCGTTCTGCTTTTACCCTGTCCCGCATTACTTCAAATTCTGACCATATAGCACCGAGTTCTTTTGGCGCTTGGTACACCATCATTTCTCTTAGCTCCGTCTCGAGCCTTTGCATTTCTTTCTGTGCAAGTATCCGGTTAAAGGCCTCCTGATTTACCGACAACTCAGGGTCACGCGTTTTCTTTGCCTTTAATTCTTCTTCGTGAACATGTTTTTCAAGCTGTTGATGTGATTTAAAAAAATTTCCCAGATGGCTACTAATGTCAGCAACCACATCCTTGGCTTGACCGAACGCGTCCACCAACTCCATACCATCAGCTTTAGCTGTCTGATATAACTCACAACCTTGTTTAATTGCGCTTGCAGCCAATTTTGCAGCCGCAAGAATTGTAAGTGGGTCAATTTTGTTTTCCCCTTAACTTAATAGTTCCTCAACAATTACCCAAGTTTTGTTATTTTCATCCCAAGTGTAAATATTATTATCAATAGGCATCGGTGTTGGCGGTTGCCAAGTGACATCAGAATCTAACGTCCAACTA